TAAAGGGAAGGGTGGGTCAAGTATTGTTATCTGGAGATAAAGTTCTTTCCTCTATGGACAAGACTTTTTCTTGTGAATATCCTCAGATGTGGGGTACTATGCTATTCCGTAAAAATTTGATAAGATACATAGATCCTAGCTTGGAGCACCCAGGAAAACAAATACAAGAGTGGCTTGATATGAATTTAGATGTTAGGGCGGTAAGGCCAGGTGGAAAGTATATGGATATAGGAACACTAAAAGGTCTTAAACAACTATATAAGGAGATGGAATAATGGCGGGAACAGAATATCCAAATAAGAATGGCTATCAGGCATGGGTAACAGACTTGCAATTAATTGCAACAGAGGCACCATCTGGTCATAAGATTATCAGAGAATGTCTTGATATTGCTGAAATGTTAATTAAGAAAAATATTTCATATGGAGATTCAGCATTGTCTCCTATTCATATTTTTTCTCAGGAAGATAATCAAGAGCAAATTAAAATTCGTATTGATGATAAGATAAATCGTATTAAGAATGGCTCAGGCTTTGCAGGAGATAATGATATTGACGATATGATTGGTTATTTAATCTTACTTAAAATTGCTAAGAAACTTGCTATTTCAGTCGACTAGAAGTATAATGAGGTAATATGGAAATTGAATTAGCAGATCATTATGATCGCATGAATAAGGTTGTTGAGGAATTACTCAAGGGCAATAGCCCAACACAGATTGCCACAATTACTGGCTTTAAAAGGGCAGAGGTTGTAGATCTAATAGACAACTGGAAGTCTGTTGTTCACAACGACACTTCATCAAGAGATCGTGCTAAGGAAGCTATTTCTGGAGCAGACCAACACTATGCCATGCTTATTAAAGAGGCCTGGAAAACCGTAGAAGATGCGGATCTATCTGGCCAATTAAATGTTAAGGCAAATGCACTTAAGTTAATTTCAGACATTGAAACAAAGAGAATTGGAATGCTTCAGCAGGTTGGTTTGCTAGACAACGCCGAGCTTGCAACACAGATTGCAGACACAGAAAGAAAGCAAGACATCCTGGTTAAAATATTAAAAGAAGTTACTTCAATATGCCCTAAATGTAAAATGGAGGTAGCTAAGAGATTATCTCAAATCACAGGAATTGTTGAGTCTGTTGTGATTGAGGATGCCGATGTCGTTTAATTTTTCAGATTTAATTGACATCTTGGATGGCGAAGAGTTTGACGAAAAGCCAGTAGATCTTAAAACATTTGTAAACAGCCCAGAATATTTGGGGCTTCCGCCATTATCAGAATTTCAGTATACTTTAATTGAAAAAAGTTCTCAGATTTATAAAGAAGCAACTCTTATTAAATTGTTTGGCGAGGACGAAGGAAGAATTATAGCTAAGCAAACCGCTAATGAAGTTGTTGCACAATTAGGTAAAGGATCTGGAAAAGACTACTGTTCCACAATTGCTGTTGCTTACATTGTATATTTGTTGTTGTGTTTAAAAGATCCTGCAACTTATTATGGAAAGCCACCAGGCGACTCTATTGATATTATCAACATTGCTATTAACTCACAACAAGCAAACAATGTTTTTTTTAAAGGCTTTAAGACAAGAATTGATAGGTCACCTTGGTTTGCTGGAAAGTATAATGCAAAGGCCTCTGAGATACAGTTTGATAAAGCCATTACAGTTCACTCTGGCCACTCTGAGCGTGAAGCGTGGGAGGGATACAACGTTATCGTTGTTATCCTTGATGAAATTTCGGGATTTAGTATTGAAAATACCACGGGACACGAGCAGGCTAAAACTGGTAGCGCAATATACGACATGTATAGAGCATCAGTAGACTCACGTTTCCCAGATTTTGGTAAGGTTATCCTGCTTTCTTTCCCAAGATATAAAAATGATTATATTCAACAAAGATATGACGCTGTCGTTGCAGAAAAAGAAACTATTGTAAGAACTCACAAATTTAAAATGTATGAGGACATACCTGATGGAACAGACGGAAATGAGTTTGAAATCCAATGGGAAGAAGATAATATTATTTCCTATAAAATTCCTAAGGTATATGCTCTTAAAAGACCTACATGGGAAATTAATCCAGTAAGAACAATTGATGATTTTAAAACAGCTTTTTATACAAACCCTACAGACGCTCTATCAAGATTTGCCTGTATGCCGCCAGAATCTATTGATGCATTTTTTAAATCAAGAGAAAAAATTGAAAAGGCATTTAGCATAGGGGCACAGGCTGTTGATAAGTTTGGAAGACTTGAAGAGTGGTTTACTCCAGATCCAGATAAAGTTTATTTTATTCACGTAGACTTAGCGCAGAAACATGACCACTGTGCAGTAGCAATGTCTCATGTTCAAAAGTGGGTTAATGTAAAAGTTACAGATACCTATTCTCAACCAGCTCCTATTATTGAAGTAGATGCAGTTAGGTACTGGACCCCAACAAAAGATAAGTCTGTTGATTTTACTGAAGTTAAAGACTATATACTTTCTTTAAGATCTAGAGGATTTAACATAAAGGTGTGCACGTTTGACCGATGGAACTCACATGACATGATGCAACAATTAAAACAATACGGAGTAAACACCGAAATATTGTCTGTTGCAAAAAAACATTATGACGACATGGCTATGATTGTTGCAGAGGAAAGAGTCATTGGCCCACACATACCGCTTCTTGTGGACGAATTATTGCAACTAAGAATTATGAGAGATAGAGTTGATCACCCAAGAAAAGGGTCTAAAGACTTAGCTGATGCTGTATGTGGATCTATATTTAACGCTATCAGCAAAACAAGATTTACAAGTAATGAAGAAATAAATATACATACGTATGAGTCAATGAGCTTTGAGCAGGATTTTAAAAGAGACGAAGATGAAACGGTTATGAATATGATTAGAGCACCAAGAATGCCAAATGACTTGGCGGAAGCGATAGAAGGAATGACAATACTATGAGCATATATCAAGAAAAAGCTAAAGAATGTAAATGCTGTGGAAAGCATGTTCCCCTGCCAACAGTACTTAAAGAGTATAACGAGGTAATGCTTTGCCCTACTACATTTGCCAATGTTACAGAGTATAAAAGACTATGGAAAGTGCTTGGTTCTAGGCCATCTGGAAATATAAGAAAACACTTTTCTGATTATGTTCAGCAATTAGTTGAAACCAGCATAGACAAAAATGAAGACGGTACGCTATAATATGAATATGGAGCCAGAAGATTCAGAAATGCTAGACTATTACATACAAATAGGTGCAATTGAAATTGCTGGAATTGCAGAAGACGGGGAGTTTATATTTGGAATAACAGACCTTGCAAAAGAATTGGCTCCAGATTTATGGCAAGCTCATCAAGATCACGTAGACAGCTCACTACTTGAATTATATGAAATGGGTTTAGTAAACGTAACCTATGATGAAAGCTTAAAGCCAATATTTGAATTAACTGAAGAAGGAAAGATAGTTTCAAAACAATTCGGGCTTATCCAAATAGATAATCCAGATATACCAAACAACTAGGAGAACACAATGCCTTGGCAAATTAAACAAAATGCAGCAGGATGCAGCGGATACGCTGTAGTTAAAGAAGATACTGGTGAGCTAGTGGGATGTCATGCTGGAAGAACTGCAGCAGAAGCACAACTAAGAGCGCTATATGCATCAGAGTCTAATGACAAAAATATGGAAGATAAAAAGAAAAAGATTTTTTAATTAGGTTTACCTCTATAGCTCAGCAGAAGAGCAAATCGTTTCTACCGATCAGGCCGTGGGTGCAATTCCTACTAGGGGTACGTTGCGGATGTTGCATATTGGTAGTGCCTCTGCCTTCCAAGCAGAAGGGGTGAGTTCGATTCTCATCGTCCGCTCAAAAAAATGATATAATAGTACTAGGTCGCTCATTTGAGGGCCTATAAAATAAATTATTCGCTTGAAGGAGGAATAACATGGTTAACACAACATTTACACTGGATCTTTTTAAGGATCCATTTTTTATTGGTTGGGATCGCCAATTTAAAGATCTCGAAAAGGTAATGCATAATTCAACAAGCTACCCGCCGTATAATTTGGTTGAGGTAAGTGAAGATACATACATGATTGAGTTAGCGTTAGCTGGCTTTAAAAAAGAAGATATTAAAATTGAGCAGGAAAAGAATATTCTGACAATTAAGGGTTCTTCAGAAGAAGATTCATCTAAGTATATTCATAAAGGAATTGGCGCCAGATCATTTGCCAGAACATTTTCTTTGTCTGAATATATGGATGTTACGGCAGTTGTAATGGAAAATGGTGTTCTAAGGGTGCTTGTAGTTAGAAGTGTACCTGAAGAAGCAAAGCCAAAAACATTTGAAATACTTGATTCTTTTACACCAGAGGAAAAGGTATTCGCCCCGTCGTTACGTAAAAAGAAGAAAGAAATAGTATAATATAAATCTGCACCCCGTCACTGGGGAGTCGCAGACGACGGGTCGCTACCCGTAGGATGGACCTGAGCATGTCTATAAACTGCTCATTAATATTAAGGAGAATCATGTTTGAGTATTATGTAAAGAAAGTTAGTAAGGTTGTGGACGGTGACACAATAGATGTAGAAATTGATCTCGGATTTGATATCTCATTTAGTTCAAGAGTTCGTTTAGCTGGAATAGATACTCCAGAAAGCAGAACAACAGATAAAATGGAAAAAGCACTAGGCCTTGAAGCAAAGGCATATTTAAAGCATCAAATTGAATCTGCTAAAGCTGTTGTAATCAAAACAGAAAAAATGGATAGTTCTGAAAAGTATGGAAGAATTTTAGGTTGGGTATTTTTAGATGGCGCAACAGTATCTTTAAATGAAAAGATGATTGCGGACGGACATGCGTGGGGTTATATGGGAGAAACTAAAGTCAAAGATTTTGATGCTTTAGCAAAGGCGAGGAAAAAGAGCGGTAAGTAATG